TTTTAATAATTTCACTATATTATCCGTGTCACAAGCATCGTTATTTTTTTCTAGTTCACGCATGCGTTCCTCGACAATACACGTAGATTTGTGACGATAAAAGCTAGAACTGTGTTTATATTGTTTTCCGCAACTGCAAACAAAGTTGGCGTTTTTTGATGTAGCATCAATGTAGCATTTTTTTAATTTATGTTTATCGGTTGAGCAATGGCGGATGAAATCGCTTTTTTTGCTGCATTCAAAAGAACAATCGGTGCATAAAAAAATTGGTATGGAATTTCGGCGTTTTTTGTATAGCATTTTACATACTTTTATGCTACATAAAAAAACGCCTAAATTTACTCATCGAAAAAAACGATGCAGCGGGAATTTTCGGAAAAAAAACGGAATTGTTAGCATCACCAGGCAAAAATGAAAAACTGCGTTTTTTTGTCGAAAACTTTTTTTCGTTTTTAAAAAATGGACAAAAAATTTTTGTCCATTTTTCGAAACCCATTCGACTTTTTAATAGTAAACTTTTTTATATATCAATATTTTATTATCAAAGCATAATTTTATAAAGTATATAATAAACATTGCAAGTAGGCTGTAGAATATTATTTTTTAATGTTCATTTGAAAAATCAATTCCGGGCTTGTACAGCATAGAATCGGCGAAGAGGGTGTCGGCCAATGCACAATCCCTAATAGTATCCGGATGGTATTTATAATTCATGAATATTTCATCATTTTTAATCAATTTTGAAGGAGAATTATTGTATATTTTATAATAGAGGTATTTGGGAATCCACAATTTGAAAGCACAAATGTCATTTTCTCTATTAACATCGTTAGAAACACTGGAAGTAACACTAGAATCATCATCATCATCATCATACAATAATCCTTCATTTTGTCCATATACATCCACGTAGGATGTCCAATTGTTGTATGGATCTCCGTATTTATAAAGACGCAGATTGTAGTCTGTTTTATCATAATTAGACAATGAAATCTGAAAAAACTGCAGCGGTTTCGTAATAGAATTCTTATAATGTCTGGTTTTGATATTTTGTGAAAGACTAACATGAGGGTACATGGAAAGCAACTTTATTCTTGGTATATCATTATTACAAACATATAATTTATCAACATAAACAGGGATTACATCCGAGCTACGTTTTAAACATGAATTTGGATATTGATAGAAGACAATTTCGTTTTGAATACCACATAACGCTTCGTAATTAATTTCATTCTTCTGTAAACATGTATATTCATGTAGTTCAAATAATGCATTATCTACATTGGTCTGTGTTAACGTGACTCTGCCAAGCTTCCAAGAATTATAGTCGTTTTTCCTTAACAATTCTCGGAATTTATCTTTTGATAATTGTAAATGTTGCGATTCTCTAGAAATCGTAAATTGATACCCTATTTTATGTAAAACATTGCATAAGTTCTCCGATATGTTCATATTCTGTTTATGTAATTTTATTTATCTTCTTTATTTATTTTATAATTGTATGTTATATGGACTTACAAAATAAAACATTGGTTGATAATAGTTTTTATATAACGTATGTATTCTTAATGACCACTGCAACAATTACCTTCATTGAAGCTATGCGTACAAAGGACATAAAAATTAGAAATATATTGAATTTGGAGACATGTATATCTGTAGTAGCTGCGTTTTTTTATAGCAAATTTGTAGTAGATTTAGAAAAAGAAGAAGAAATAGATTACGAAAAAATAAACAAAATGAGATATACAGACTGGGCGATTACCACACCGATAATGCTTTTAGTACTTGTATTGGCATTTTTATATAATACAAATAGTGGTGCGTTACCAATAAGTAATTATGCAATTATTTTGTTATTGAATTATGGTATGCTTGGATTCGGTTATTTGGGGGAAATAGGCACTTTATCAAAAATGAATGCAAATATAATAGGGTTTGGTTTTTTCGCAGCGTTATATGGATACATGTATTATAAATATTTACATAAACAGTACAATCTTGATAACATATTATTATATATAGTATTTTTAGTATTATGGGCGTTTTATGGCGTAGTGTATTTTGCAGATGAGGTGACGAAGAATGTAGCGTATAATGTATTAGATTTATTGGCGAAATGTTTTGTAGGTATATTTTTCTGGGCGTATTTTACGAAAACATTTTCTCTGAAGTAGGTATATGAATAAGTGGTATGAGACATTAAATAAAGCGCCTTGGACCCCACCGAATTACGTATTTGGGATTATATGGCCGATTTTGTATTTATTGATGTTTATTTCGTTTACTTTAGTATTCTTTAATAAAAAATGTAAAGGGGGGTGTAGGCCGATTTTGTTCTTTTTGATTCAATTAGTGTTAAATTTGAGTTGGACGACTGTTTTCTTTACAATGAAACAGATAGTGGCGGGTCTAGTAGTGATAACCGCAATCATTTGTATAGCAGGGTATACTGCGTATAAATTTTATTCTATAGATAAAACAGCGGGTTTATTATTAGTACCTTATTTATTATGGTTATGCGTAGCATTTAGTTTGAATGCCTATATAGCGTTATATAACTAAACAATTATAATATAATTATTTAGTTATTAGATATGTGAATGAATGATTATTATAGATTTGTAAAAAGGGAAGTGTCAATTAAGCATTTGGCAGGCGGTTTGTCTTCTTTAACTTTATTTTTGGAGTCAAAAACAGTTATCCAATTTGTTTCAGTATTATTGTATTGATTAGAGTCACATTTAATAATCTTATAGTTGCATTTTTTATAGAAGCGTTTGCGCTGTATATATTGGTTTTGAAACACATCATGTGTATCTAGAATATCAACAATAATGGGTTGTTCATGTTTAACCCGTAAAATTCTACCAACCGATTGTATAATATCGGTTTTAGGTGTGGCCATAACTAAAATAGAAAGGGTTTTGATATCTAAAGCTTCGGCTGCCATTGCGTATGTGGCAAGTACGATTTGTTTACTTTCCGTTTCTTGTAGGTCTTCTTTTTTCATGCCACCGACATAATATCCAACAGTCGTAATATTATTTTGCACAATACTGTCATGTAAATACGTTAATAATGAACGGTTATGTGAGAGCACCATAATCTGTGAAGTGGGTATTTCTTCCACTAAATTCCGCATAACAGTTACGATGAAGTCGCTTCGGGGATTGAAATTGCATAGTTTCGTGATCATAGTGCTGTATTTAGTATTTCCTTTAAAGTCAACTTCTGGTTGATTGAATTCGGGGTCGCGATTTTTATATTCAATTGTTCTGACGACAACGCAATCTTCGTCTTTTCTATCTTGACTGTATATTTTATCACCGATGAACATATATAAAATTTTGGTAAGTTTATCTTTGCGTTCAACAGTGGCGGATATTCCTAGCATATAAGGTGTGATTGTTTTGAATAAGGTTTTAGAGAATTGTTCGCTGCCGATTCTATGAACTTCGTCAATGACGGTGAGTCCGAAGCTGTCAAATGCATTGGAAGGGTATGTGCGGTCGTACATTGTTTGTATCATCCCTATGACGATATCTTTGTCTTCAATATCAAATGTGGATCCTTGTATTTTGCCGATTTTAGCAGTGGGTAAGAATTCTTGTATACGTTCAATCCATTGATCCATGAGGAATTCTTTATGTACAATGATGAGTGTTTTTTTAGATAGAACGGATATGATATTTAGTGCCATGATTGTTTTACCGAAACCACATGGTACTTCAAGTATTCCGCCGTTTCCGAATAAAGAGTCATCTAGATTACATACTTTTGTATTAACGTGGTTAAGAAATACATTGACGATATGTGTTTGGTAATCGCGAAGAGATTTAGCAAATGTGAGTTGAATGTTGTTTCCTGAAGAGATGGAATGATTGTCGGGTAGTCCATATCTACGAATACCATAGAAGCGTGGAATATATATTTTATTGTCGTTTTCACGGTACATGGGAAATGAGTTAGCTTCGGTGGAGTTTTTTTGAAAACCGAAAATTTCAGGTTTAACAAAGAGATCTTTGTAAAGGAATGCGAGGTCTTCTTTAGAAATAATATTTTTAGAGATAGTGTATCCTTTTTTACCGATATAGGAGTGTTGACATATATTTTGTTTGTATGTATTCTCAAGTGTTAAGGAAGGTGTTTTCGTTTTTCTATTCATAGTAACTAATTGGGGTATGTATAATTTAGGAATATCAATTTTATAAACGTTGTAAAAAATAATTTTTAATAAAAAATAATGATAGTGTAATATATAATGAAACTTTTAGATACTTTCAAGAAAATGTCAAATATGGAGATGTTACTCGGATTGGTATTTATTTTATTTATCATTTTACCAGTGGATGTTCCAATGATGTTAGCAAATGTAGTGGATAGTTCAATAGGAATGGTTGTATTATTTGCTTTAGCGGTATATATGTTTACAATAACAACACCTGTATTGGCAGTATTGTTTGTGTTTGTTGCATATGAATTGTTAAGACGTAGTTGTAAAGCAACTGGAAAGAAGGTTATTATGAAACACACACCTACACAAGAAAAGAAGGATGAGAAGATGAAGAAGATGAATCCTGTTAAGAAAGCAACTTTAGAAGAGGAGATAGTTGATAAAATGGCTCCAGTAGGCAGAAGTGATATGATATCTTATATTACAACCACTTTTAGTCCTGTTGCGGAGGATTTGGCAGGTGCTTCATTGCTAGAATAAATATAATTCTAAATTTAAAATTATATTTACGATTTGTGGGATACGTAATGAGCGTTTACTTTATTGTACAATTCAATGTCTTTTTTTAACGTTATATCTAAAAATTTTTCACTGTCTTCGTCTAAACTATATTTTAATGAATCACTTTCATTGAGGTGAGGTATATAGATTTCGTCTTTCATTCCAACTTTATCAAATACATGTTTCATATCTTCAGTAAGGTTTTCTAGGGTACCTATAAAATCAAGATCTAAATCAATATATGTTGACATGCTTGATGAATTAAACCATTTCTGTAGAATAACATGAAATAGAATACAATCATTTACATTGAGTATATTATCTTGTGGATCACGTAATTTAAAATTATCTTCTAATAATAAATGTAGGTCAGGATTGTCGTCGTGATAAAATAACATATTATAAGTATATTGTGATTTAAACCATTCTTTGGGTTCGCGAATAAAAGCAAACTTAAAATATGTGTTCCATTTTTCTTCTCCGACCATTGCTTTTAATTGAGAGCAACTGAAATGTCCATATGGAGGGGCGTCTTCGTTTGACGTAATACAGTCTTGATCAAATTCTTTCCATATTTTTTCTATACTGGTTGATCCGGTTTTTGGAACACGTATAAATATACATTTATATTTGTCTGAAATAATCATAACCCGTCTTTGCATAATAAAAATAACACGGTTTATATAACTTTTACACAATTACTGTTTTACATTTTTTTTTTCAAAGAATTCCTCCCGATATTTGTTATACTCTTTACCGGATTCGTTAGTATATCGCATAATGAAAGGTATGAATATCATATAACAAAAGAAAAATGCAGCCCAAAAGTATGAGCTTGTGCTTTGTTTAAAACGGATTAACGACATAAAAAATGCGAATACCAACATGAAAACGACAATTATGAGTATAGTTTTTAATAAATTCCAGAATTTATCTTCTTTTGTTTCTCCATAAAAGCAAATATGAGCAATACTAATGGGTTTTACTATATACAAAAAACTATACAACAAACTACTACTAACCTCCATATCTTCATCATTTGGTTTTTTATCAAAGGAGCAGATTATTTCTTGAATATTACCATTGTGCTCTCTGTAAAATGTCATAAAGTCTGGGTCTTCTTTTTTATTCTGAATTAGACCATATGAAAAAAAAGTTCCTATTAAGAATATCATAGCAAGTATAGTGAACGTTGAGTTAGTAATACCCACTAATAAAAATATAACAGCATATCCTAGAAATAACCAAAGTAAAGCAATATCAATTTTAGATAAATTTTTAAAGAACTCTTTATAAAAACTGTTGTCAGCTTTAGGATGTAGTTTGATAGCATCATTAAAAACATTTATAAGAATCGCATATTGATAAAATTTTGGTACAAACGAGTATGAAAGAAGTAGAATGATTATGAATGAGAGGAAATACATGAAAATCTGCATGATGTGTATTTTTTGTTCATCTTTGCTGTCTTTGATGACGGCGGTTTCAGTTTCATCATCTGCATTGACGAGGTCACATTCAATATACATATTGTCGTCGTTGATATTTTCATTACCTTCTTTGATTTTGTTACCGAAGATGCTTCCGATAAATGTTTCTTGTGTATTGGTATTGGTTTGTGATAATTGTTGTGGGTTATTAATATTTTGGGAGGGTGGGTCATCTTTGAGTGAAACGATGGAAGCTTGGTATGGTGCGGAGGTAGTGAATAGATTGGTTTTATGAGTGAGAGTAGATAAGAAATCTTTGGTAGCAGAGTTGACGGGTATTGTTTTCATAAATACGAATACATGATCGTAGTCACTTTCGTAATAGATAACTTTTTCCTGATTTTTGATGATTTTATTCATATTAAATTTGACTGGTTCGTCCTGATTATTTTCATTATCAATGGATTGTATGAGATTGTCTAAATTGTTTGGTTCATTGTCCTGAAATTCAAGTAGATAGCATGTAAATATTTTTTGATTAACTGCGGTTTTAGGACGATGTTCAATGACAAGTTCTCCAACAATGGATTTATTATTATCGGAGAAATTTGTAATATTGTTATGTAATAATCCGTAAAGATAAATGTGTCTGGCGGTGAAGTGTGAAGGTAGGAGTGGTTCATATATGAGATTATGTTTTGTATTTGTTAAATTGATTTGATAATATGTACTAGATTCGGTGATAAGTTCTCCTTCGGGTTCTATAGGTTGGTTATTTTTGCGGTTAGAATTGACAATACCATAAAATTTTTTTTCAATATGTCTTTGTGTGATTTCATTTATTGGGTATTTTAATTCTAATTTTTGTTTAATTGTTTGCATTTCATTTGGATAGAAGAAAGACATGATAATATACTATATTATTATAGTATATTTTATAATAGTATGTTAAATGTCTAAAGTACTGGTAAATAATGGGGACTATCATTATTGTAAATGGTGGCTTGGAAGGTGTCATTATATCCTTCTACATAAACAACATCTCCGTTATATATTTCATCACAGCCATATTCGCCGGAGCAGTTTTTACCGTTGACGCTAATAGGTAGTCGTGTATTTAGATTACCTGATCCGGATATAGTATAATATTGCCATTTATCTCTTCCGGACATGGTTCTTTTTCCCATTAAAGGGAGTATGAGGTCGCTGTTGTCGTTTGTTCTGTTTAAAATGCCGATTTGTTGATAAGAGCTGGATATTGCTCTAGTTTCAATGTTGATAGGTATACCGCGTATATCACTGGAGTCAGTAGGGTGTATATGTGCGTTTTGTTTTAAGGGTGGTCTATAAGGGTCATTAAAGATGTCTTGTTTGGAGGAGATGGGCATAAGGATGGGTGGTTGTGGAACAGTAGTTTCGTGTCTAAAGTAATTATGTTGAGTTGGTTTATTAGATAGATAAAAGAAATAGAGAACACCGATTAATAATAGAATGATGAAAATGAGAGTGATGTTTTCAATACAGACAACGCCGGGAATACATTTTTTTGCCATATATATTTAATAAACATTTATTTTACGTCTTTTGGGGTTCTAGCATTGGGCATAGCGTCAACTTCATCAAAATGTTTTAATGCTTGTGGTATTTTATTTCGTTTATTATCTTTATTTGATAGGATATCAGGTATTGTTTCTGTGAATGTTTTATCGGTTTTCTTTTTCTGTCTAGTGAGAACGACTTTTTGCAATCGGATGCATGTATAGCAGTTATCTCTGATGAATTTAGGATAGTGTATTAAATGGAAGCCGATGAAGGGTGCGATAGCGTCATTGGTGTCTTTAATGGATTCCCAAATACTTTTTTCAGTGGGGTATAGGTTGATACCTAGAAAGAATACGAGGAACCATAACACAAGGCGTATGGGTAAATATAATATTTGTCCAATGATAGTTAAAATGTAGAAGGGGAAACAGAAGAAAATATTAGACAAGAATTTGACTCCGCATTGTAGATAAGAATCTAAAAATATGCCGAAGTGGTATACGAGTGCCGAGACACTACTAAAGCCTAGTCCGATGGCGTGTCCTAAAGCAATGAATTCTTCTATGATACCTGTGAATAGACTATCAAATGCGGCGGACATATTGGAGAACCGGGTGTGACTTTTGTTCATAAAACAGATGATACGTTGGAAGTCTTTGATCATGCTATCAATTCCATTAGTGACTTCTTTGATGGGATCTTCAACCGCAGTTTTCATGAATTTTTTCAAGGGTGTTTCAATCTTTTTAGGTAAGCTTTGAAATTCTCTATTAATGTTGTTGATAGGGGCATTGAGTTTATTTGGTATACTTTGTTTAATTCTTTCAAATGCTTTTTTTATTTCATCTAACATATTTATTATTATTAACATAATAATAGATAAAAAAATGTTTATATAACGTTATTGGGTTTCTGGGCTCTTGGTAGAGCGCTGACTTCATTGAAGTGACGTTGTCCTTTTTCAATGTTGTACATGGCTTGTTTTTCGTCTCTACCGTCAATTATATCGGGTACTTTATTATTAACAGTATCAATAAGTACTTTTCTTTGTCTATTAACGACGGCTTTTCGTAGTCGGATACAGACGTAACAGTCTTCTCGTATAGATTTCGGGAAATGGATTAGATGAAATCCGAAGATACTAAAAAAGAAGGCGTTTCCGTTTTCTATGGCTTTCCAAATGTCTTTTTCAATGTAGTATAAATCAATTCCTAAAAAGAATTTAGATATCCATAAAACGAGTATGATAGGGAGATACAATAATTTACCAATGATATCTAATAAATAGAAAATGATGCATTTGGGGAAGTTGACTAAAAATTTGAGTCCGCATTGCAAATAAGTATCTAATAATAAGAAGGATCTATCAACTAATGTACTTGTTTCTTTAAAAACGATTCCGGCAGCTTTTCCATATAATCCGAGTTGTTCACCGATTCCTATGAATATGGAGTCAATACCTGCGAATATATTGTCAATTCGGTTTGGGAACGTATTAAACATACAGATGATCCGATTAAAGTCTTGAATCATGACATCAATTCCTTTCAAAGGGAGCATAATGGATTTTTCCATAGCCATCAGGGCTTTTTCAAGCCCCCCTTTAATATTATTCATGATTCCATTTAATCTATTTGGGATTGCGGAAAGACTTCTGGCTATTTTATTGATCTCGTTTGTGATTTGGTTACCAATAGAGTTGAAACTTCTTTTTAAATTACTTATACCTCTATTGATATCTCGCACCTTTCGTTGTAAATCCCTAATTTTCCTTATATATTTCTCTACCATTTGCTATTACTTTCTATATAATGACAAATAATTTTATTATATAGACTTTATTTAAGTGGATTTATATTGTTCAAATTTCTCAATGAAGTTCTCGGCTTTTGTTAAAAGAGGGTCAATCTCTTTCATATTTTTTAAAATGTTTTCTTGAATAGATTGGAATTCGGTGAAATCACTCTTTAGTTTTTCATATGTTTCTTGTTTCTTTTTAATTTGATCATCATCGGAAGCATCAGTAGCGGAAGATTCTTCATTAGCAATATTTTCCGCATCAGATACTATGTCTTTAATGGCATCTTCATCTATTTTTTCAGAATCTTCGGCCTCATCTTCAAATCCTTCTTTGTGTTTTTTATTTTCCATAGTTTCGCGACTAGACAATACATATCTGAAAGCATATGTAAATAGAATCGCAGTTAACAAAATGACAATCATATTTTTGCTAAAAAAGCTGGATAAGAATCCAATAATAACAAAAATAATAATGGAATTATAGTCTTTTTTGTTGGCGAATGTTAGAATGTTGATGATGGCAATAGCAGCGAGTAGATACAATACATATTTATTTTGCATAAGAGAGGTAGGCGTTATTTTTTTGAGTTTTTTTGAAAGAGATGCAATGAATTTTTTCATTTGTTATATACTATAAAGTGAAAAAATTTTACAACGATTAATCTTCGCTATCGTTACTATCTGAATTTTCGTAATACAGGGGGACATCTCCACCGTATATTTCTAATATTTCTTTTACAACTTCTTCTCTTTGTATATCGGATTGTTCAAACTCAATACTAGAAATACTAGATGATCGTTTTCCCTTAAATTTGTTTAAAAAGTCTTCTAAACCATTTATTTCATTTTTTCTATCATGTTGATCTAAATCGCCAGTAACGACTAATCTACTATTTTCACCTAAACGCGTACAAAGCATTTTCATTTGAGATATAGTGGAATTTTGCATTTCATCTGCAACAATCCAACAATTTTTAAATGTTCTTCCTCTCATATAGCCTAAAGGTGCGATTTCAATGATTTTTTCTTCAAGTAATGCAGTGACTTCTTTTGGTGAAATGAAATTATATAAAACATCGTATATAGGTCTGACCCATGGCGCCATCTTTTCTTCAAGTGTACCTGGAAGATATCCGAGATCTTCGTCCACAGACACCGATGGTCGTGTGAAAATTAATTTCTCACAATTTCCTGTTAAAAAGTTTTTAACACCGATTTCAGTGGCGAATAATGTCTTACCCGTACCCGCTGGTCCAGTCGCAACAACAATCTTTTTAGATTTTTGGTTTAACAAATTATGATACCCTTTTTGAGAATTATTTCTAGGTGTAGTAAATTTATCATCAAAAGATTTTTTTTCTTTACTAGAAAGGTACTGCATCATTGTATACGATTTATTTAATAACGATTCTTCTTGTCTTCTTTCATTTTCATATTCAGCTAATAAATCCTTTTCTTGCTGCTTTCTTGATCTACGTGTTTTCTTTTTTGTTTCAAAAAGTACGTTTCCAAGTTCTGCATCTTGAAACTTTTTCATCTACCTAAACTTTACAATAGGGTCGCAAAATATTTTATGAATAATTAATGATTGTTACCTAAAAATATACAAATAAAAAAAGTATAACATGATACATGCTTTGTAAAAAAATATGTGTATATTATCAACGTTCTCAAAAAATGAATCGGAATTTTAATACTGGAATAGAAATTTCTATATGTAATAGAGAACTTTGTTAAAAAAGGAACAAATTTTGTCCCATTTTAGATATCCAGTTGTGTTTGTAGACTTCGTTATATACCATTTCGTTCTTCCCAATTGGTCCGAGCTTTTATAAATCCTTTTGCACCTGGCTTGTAATAAATGACTGGATGGTATTTATAGTAGCTTTTCAAAGCATGAACTACCTGATTAAAACAAGTTATAGCGTGTTGTACAGAATACATTTCCATACTGTTATAAATTCCAATTTCTTTTAATCTACATTGTTGTTCTTTTTGTGCTTTTTCAAGAAGTTCATTCGTTAGTGGGGTAGTAGGATCGGTTTTTATGTTTCCCAACAAATAATAGTATCCATTTTTGTTAACACTTTCCATATATCTAATTATACCATTAATTTCAAGCGGAAGTGCGACTATTTCGGGAATAGGTTCATTACATACAAATTCGTATAATGTGTATAAAGAAGGTTCTTGGTTCTCAAGTTCTTCTGGAATTTCTGGTAATTCTATGTTACAATTCATTGCTGTATTATGGTTTATTTAATTAGATAAAAACGAGTCTAATCAATTTTACTACTTTAATAGATTTTTGTGACCTATTAGAGAACCTTGTCAGAAAAACACCGATTTTTGTATACATTCATGTCAAAGTTCTCAAAAGTGAATCATAATTTTTATACTAGAATAGATTTTTGTATATGTAATAGAGAACTTTGTTAAAAAGGGAACAACTATTGTACATATTCATGTCAAAGTTCTCAAAGGTTGAACAGAATTTTAATACTAGAATAGAAATTTCTATATGTAATAGAGAACTTTGTTAAAAAAGCACCGAGTTTTATATACATTT